CGGTGATGGTTGAAACTGGAAACGCGGCACTGAACGCCAACTGAGGTGCTTCAATTATGGACGTGGCAGAGCAATCTAAAGGTATCACGGCCGAGGCCACATTCCCTACGGACGTGGACTGGGTTGGATACCAATGAGAGCTAAACCTTGTTCCATCAAAGGAGACCTTAGGAGGCTTCGGCTTTGTTAGTTTCTTATGAAGTGGATTCACTTTTACGTTCTTGTTTCCCTTCCCTGTCATTTGAATAAGTAGCTAGCGTTTGTGTGTGTCTTAGTTAAGCAGTCGTATGCGGTGTAGTCAATACCCAATGGGCCCGGCTTGAGCTTTTGATACATTTCCTCAAGTTGCAACTGCTGAGAGAAGTCCATTCCGAAAGCTTTCTGAAAGCTATCGCGAGCAGAATAGGAGACCGGCAGGTGACCACCCCTCACTTTTGAAGCCATCCTAAAGAATCCTGAACTTTGAAATAATGTCCACTTACTGGTATTATTTCTAGTCCGATTTCCTTTAGGTCCGTACTTCAGCAGAAAGGAGTAGAACTCCTGCATAACGGGGAGACCAGCTGTTAAGCTCAAACCACCGTTTCCGATTGCTTGTAGCCACAAAGCCGCTTGCTCCTGGTTAGTAGTACACACCAAGTCCTTACAAAGGCTTGTCATGTTCCTAACCATCCTCCATCGCTCTCCATCAAAAACAGGGTGCATTTGACAAAACTCTATTTGTTCAAGTGTGTAAACCGTCGGTTCAACCTTCATTTTAAATCCAAGTTTGGTAAACCAAGCTTGAACATTATTGGTGATGGTTAGTTCATCTGATTTGTCACAAATGACGACTATGTCGTCACCGTTGTCCATGACTTCATGTCTGACACCTAAGGTGTAGCACATTGAGTAAGTCATGGCAACCATGAGCAGGCAGTTGCCTAATGCAGTATCCATATCACCCGACATTCTCCTACCTGGGACTTCATATTTAACGAATCCATCTTTGCATAGGCCGTGGCCTCTATTGTGCAACATCATATCAAGCATCTTGGAAAATTCCTTATTTTTGCTGAATTTCCTATAGATGTTGTGTGTCCACTTGAGTGCTTCGACACTGCAATGTTGGTCGAATCTGGAAGCATCAAGGGAGATGGCACAAGGTTGCTGGAACAATTCCCATTTGGATTTCATAATATCTCCAATTTGGAAGACATCAAACCCCTTAGCGACGCAAGGGTGTTTGTACATCTTTCCTAGTTTTCGATACACTACTTTCTCAAGTGGTTTAATGAACCTACCGATGGCTGCGTTAAATCGAGGGTCTCTGGGTTGGATCACTCGAGGTGCAGGGTCTGTCTTTGCTGAAAAGTTGATCTTCTCACACTTAACAAAAGTCGCCACTTTACTATCTCTACTAGACAACGGCTCTATAGCCAAACTGTCAGCTGCTCGTGCGTAACGGGTGCGTTGTGCCCCGGAATACGATTCCACGAGTGCCTCCAGTGTCCATTCCTGCAGCGGGACACTTTGAAACCTACTTTCAAATGGTCGTAGGTTAACAAAAGCGTCCAGGTCAGGTTGTAGTGGTGATGTGCGATTGTTGTCAGTGTAAAATACACGTTCGTTCAGCCCTCTTAATAAGTTGTTCAGGGAGTTGTTATGCACAGAATATCCGTGTTCAGGCCGAGGGGCATCCAGCATGAATGCCCATCTTTGAGGGTCTCGGGGTCGAGACATGTTGCCCACCTTGATGGAATCGTGGAGATTGTTAGTGAAATCAACCTTTGTTTCCACGCCTTCAAGGCGGACATAACCCCTTACTGAAAACCCTCAATCCTACCAGTGGCGGCTTTGACACTCGCGGGTGGGTTGAAGTACATATGAATTCCCAATTCGGACCAATAAGGCACGTCTCGGTTTTCCATCCCTTCATCCACCAACTTACGTCTCAGCTGTCTCCCAATGGCCTCAGTGGTGGCAGCACATCTGCTCCGCAGTCCTACGTCAGTGCAAACAGCGTTAACCGCTCGGCATGTCATGGCTTCCAGAGGTTCAAGTGTCTTGTTAGACAACTCCTCATTCATCCACGCATGCAGAAACGGCACCACTACTTGTGATTGATGCATTTCCACGGAGATTTGGTACTTCACCAACTGATCCTGGGCTCTTGTGCAAACACTAATTAGGTATGATAATGCCCTAATCGCACATACGACCGCCAAGTCCTGGTAGGTTGCTAATCCTAAATTAGCCCTTCTTGCATTTCTACTCTTAACTAGCTTGATCATTATGAAAACCACGATAGCTGTTACGATGTAATCCATGCCGATATTGTCA